GCCGCCATCTTCACACCCACATCCGGAACCGCCGCACCCAGAGCCGCCGCACCCGGAACCGCCGCCATCTTCACACCCGCCGGAACCACCGCACCCAGAGCCGCCGCACCCGGAACCGCCGCCGGACCCGCCGCCATCTTACGGAAGTTCCGTGTCGATGTCATTTCCTCTGGCAAGAGCTGAGCCGCCCCTGGACTCGCCCATATGGGAAATTCGTCTCCAGAGTCGTTTTCATCGCCTCCAGAGTCGCTTTCAAAGTCGCCTTCATTTTTTTTTCGAATGGCTCCCTTGACAAAAGCCGTTGCCCAGGGCGCCATTTGATCACCCTCCCCTCCCGCTGCTCCCGCAACAGGGACCGCCTTATTACCGAAGTTCTGTGTCGTTTTCATTTCCTCCGCGACACGGGCCTTCTCAACACGGGCCGCCTCAGTACGGCGCGCCTCTTCCTTCGTCAGACTCTTGAAAAAGTTTTTTGAAGTCGGATCATTACTCGTAGGGTTCTTAAATTTAGATATTAATAAACGAATCATGCCGTCATCTTTGATCGCTTTAAGATTATCGAATGTACCTGCTATTTTCTTTCTCTCAGTGTTGACGGCTTCCATGGCATTAAGTATGCCGGCATTGTCTCCTCGTATGACGGCGACATCATAATTCAGTAGGGCTTTGTTCAGCATTTCTAACTCCCCCACTACTCCCCCCGCTCCACCGAGTTGATCATAATTATTTTCATTATTATATGTAATAATATACTTCATATATAATTATATATATATTTTTAATTTCCTATATTTATTTTACTATATTTAATTTCTATATGTAATATTTTTAGAATTTTTCATAGTTGATATATGAATTATTTGTAAAAAAGAATTATATAATAATGTATATTTATTGGTTGGTGTAATTGTATAACTGATTATAATGAGAATGATCGAAGGAAATACGTAGACGAAGTCATAATATTTGAATTGATAACAGAAGATAAATAAATATATAATCCTGTAATTTTAAGTGCGAATTACTTTCGGTGGATGATTAATTATACAGACCAATTATTCAATATAAATTTGGTAGTAAATTGTATAAAAACTCGTAAATAACTGCATATATGCTGTTAAAACTATAAGGGATAAAAACAAAAAATGTAATTAAGATTTAGCAGATATGAAAAAAAATATAATATGTAATATATATATGAAATATAATATTACATATTATTTAAAAAAGAAAAAATTAGCATTTTGTTTTTTAATATATGATAAAATAAATCATGAAGATTTATGGAATGATTTTTTAAAATATGTAGATAATTCAAAATATAGTATTTTTATTCATTATAAGATAAATACACCATTAAAACACTTTGAAAAATATAAATTAAATAATTGTATTGAAACTTCCTGGGGCGATTACCGAATTTCTCTTGCTCAAAACTTAATGATAAAAGAGGGAATTAATGAAAATACACATTTTATTTTTTTATCAGGAGCATGTATTCCTTTAAAAAGCTTTGATTATATCTATGATAATTTAGATAAAAATTATTCTTATTTTAATAAAACTCCAGATGTTCAATCATTTCCTAGATGTAATAAAGTGTTAGAGTTTATTGATAAAAGATATATTAAAAAAGCAAATACAAATTCAATAATTAATAATAATCATGCGAGAATAATATTAGATAATGAATATTTAATTAAAAAGTGGTTTTCGGAAATAAATAATGCGGATGAACATTGCCATTTAACATTATTATATTATTTTAATAAAGAGAAAGAATTAAAATTAACACCAAATACAAGTTATTCTGGTGCGACAACATTTGCACCATGGGATGATATGGATGATTATATGACATTTCCAAAATCTATAAAATCAAATTCATACACTTATGATATGATAGGAAAGGACGAATTAGAATATTTAATAAATAGTGCATGTCTATTTGGAAGGAAATTTAATGATAACTGTACAGTTGAAGGAGAGTCCTTAAAAGAGAATGTTTTAAAGAGAATTAATCCAATATTTGGTGGGTTTATTCCTAAAAAGAAATATTTATTATTTTCAAGTGTTTCCAAAAGAAGTAATGAAAAACAAGCAGTAGAATATTGGAATGATGGTGATAGAAAATATGATATTGTATTAGCATATTATAAGGATGATGTCCCAGATAACTGCAATGATTTCTGTTTCAAACGAGAAGGATTTAAATTACCAAATTTTTATTATTTTGCTAGTAATTATGATATTTCAAGTTATGATGCGATTTTTATAGTAGACGATGATATAATAATGACAAGTCAAGATATAAATAAAATGTTTGATATATTTATTGAAAATAAGTTACTAGTTGCTGCTCCATCAATGGATGATAATTCTGATATACATTATTCATTTCAAAAACGTAATAAATTAAAAGATATAACATATACAAATTTTATAGAAGTTGGTACATTGCTTTTAGATAAAAGTTGTATACCAAAATTACTAAATTTATTTAAAGAATCAGGTTCTGGATGGGGTGCTGATATTATAATTCCATATATCATAAAACCAAATAAAAGACAAATGGGGATTATAAATAAAGTATCTTCACATCATCCAAAAATAACAGATATAAATAATTTTACTAAATCGTCTAGTAAATGTTTGAATAAAATCTGTTCAAATAATAAAGTAATTAAAGAAGGGCAAAAGCTATTAAATAAATATAATATATCCGATATACAAATTGAAGTTTATTAGAATTTGTATAAAATTGAATTAAGGATATTCTATTTTATAAATTAGTAAATTAGTAAACCTATAATGAATATTACAAGTATATTTTATAAACATAACGATGATGAATTAAATAGTAATTTAGAAAATAATAAGATCTATGATATTATGATGGAATTGTTCGAATCATATTGTCTACAATATAAGTCATATATTAATAATATAGACTATTTAGATGTAAATAAAATGATATTAGAACTATATTGTTCAGATACAATTAAATTATTTAAGTTATTAAATGCAAAATTAGAATATGAAATAGAAGAATCAAAAAATGCAGATATATTCGATTCGGACGATCAGGAAGATTTAGATGAATTAAAAATAATAATATTAAATATTAATATTATTATTGATTTGATTCCGAGTAATGATTATATTCAAGAGCATTGTGAGAGTGAAATAATTAAAAAATTAAAAGAAAAGAACGATGATTTAAATAATGCAAATAAAATAATAATAACTTTTTTTACTAAATTAAGCAATAATGCGATTGAGTTAAAAAAAAGTATTATTGATATGTGTGATTCGTTAGAAAAATCAACTATTAAATTTAATATAATATTAAGAATAAATACTATAGCAAATGAATTAAAAGAAATAATAAATACAACAACAGATGCAATAGGAAAACAAGATCTGCATAAATTAAAAATTAATATTATTTGGCTGATGGATAATATTAAATATTTGGATGATATAATAATATCAAATAAATATGATATAAATAAAAATAATACTATTTTAGAAAATAAAATTTATAATGGTGAAGAGTTAACAGATAAAGAAAAACTAGAATTAGATGAAATGAATGTTATAAAAATATATAAAAATCTAATTTATGTTATAAATAAAATAGATAGTGTGTTAAAGGTGTAAATAAATTTGATATATTAAAAACAAGATAATACATATCATAAATAGATAATATAAAATATTATTAGATGGTTTATCGGTTGTTTTAATAGTTTCTACATCATATTTTTGCATATAAAATTGGAATACGTCTTCATATGATTTTGTATTACCTGGAATAACTAAATTATGAATATCAATGATCCACATAAATAAATTGTCACGACTAGACAATACTTTTTCTGTTAAAGGATGTTTTTTTAGATGTTTTATATAATTTTTTCTACATTTTTCACATGGAATCATTAAGTGTAAAGATTGGAAAAAAGTCTCTGCAGCTTTTTTTTCTTCATATGTCGGTTCAGTTGAATACCCCATAGCGATCGATTCTAGGAAGAACCATGCATATGGTCCCCATATTTTTGGTTCAAAGTTTTGTCTCATTAATCTAGTAATATATTTTTTTATATAATAAAAAAATCTAATAAATATCTTTAACAACCATATAATTCGATACTGGATTTTTAAATATATTTATATTTAAAATTTTATCTTCTATTAGAAGATAATTAGTTTCTTGTTTATTTGTAAATTTCATTTGAAATATCTCAGATAAATAGGTATTTTCTTCTATAGATTTGAATCTTTTTATATAATCCCATAAAGATGAATTAATTTTCATATATAATCTATTATTTGACCATATCGATTCCAAATAATTAATATTTATAGAAGTAGATAAACTTGAATTATAATCTCTATTTCCCATAACCACTGTAATATTTTTATATATTTTATTTTTTTCTCTATACACTTTGAATGTTGTAATATCATTAATTGTTTTAGTCAAATTAATATAACTACTAATATCAATACTTATTCCGATTAAATGACAATAGATATTTCCTGTTATATCAATAGGAATATTATCAATTTCTAAAATTTTATCTTCAGGTAATAATTTTGTATAATTGTATTTTTTATTACTTCCAATATAAATATTATGATCAATTTCTTCTTTTTTAGTAATATATGTTGATGCTTTATTATTAATTATATAATGTTGATAAAATCCACAAAGTCCGCAAAATATTCCATATTGATCCAATTCCATTAAAATTCTTTTAATAAAAAAGAAAGGTGTACTTGATATATAATTTAATTCATCAGAATAACCATTCATCATTGCGATAATATTATTGTCTTTGTCAAAAATTGGACTTCCACTATATCCTGCCAAATTTAGTTCTGGTCTAGTACCATAATATTTTAATAATTGTGGATATAACATATTAAATTTGCAAAGTCTCATATACTCTATGTTCGTTATTTGTATTTGATTCAATGGATCAATTACAAACAATTGTGTTTCATTATTAATGTTATCAACGTTATAATTTATATTTGCAATATCAATTTTATATTTATCATTAAAATATAAAATATCTGTTACGTCTATAATCATAATATCAATTTCAGGTATACATAATATTGCAGAGTTATTAATTTTAATTCTTTCTTGTTTTAGTAAAATATAATTATTTGTATTTTTATAAATATTATGACAAACAGATATAATATAATTCTTAGTATTATATTGACATAAAACACTATTTCTAACAGTGTCTAAATTTTCTCTAATATTTCCAGAATTAATATCTGTGTCTGATATGATTTTATAGCACGCATCTGGGATCTTCATTTAAATATAATATAAAAATGAATATAATATAATATTATCAATTTTTTTTAATAATTATTTGAATTCCCTTATATCTTAATCTAGCAACAAGAGTGTTAATTCCTGGATAGTTATTTAATACAACATTCATCAAAATTACATGTGGTTCCATAATCTTGCATAAATAAAATCCTACAAGATTATCAATATTATATGCAACATATCCATAATGAAATTCATCTAAATTTAAATTAAATTTTTTAGCAAGTTCTTTTAAATTATCCATTTTTTTAATTGTATCAATATGTATTTTGATCATACTTATAGGTCTTCGAATTAAATAAAGGCCTCCATTTTGTGTATTATCTAATCTTTTCGTATTATTCATAATACGTTTCATTAATATATTAGAGATATTTTTATCTTGGATATTCATATTATCAATTGTAAATTGTTGATCTTTTGAAGTATTTGAATAACTAAAATGATTGATTTTTTTTAATATAAATTCAATATTATTTTGAATATCTTTGTAACTTAAATATTTTTTTCCTTGATTTTTAATATATAATATAATTTGTGGTGCTATATTCAAAATATCACTTTTGGTTAAATTTGAAAATATTAATTTTAAATTTTTTAAATTATCTGAGAGTAAATAAAAGCCAAGTGTCGATAAATTTTTTAAACTACCATATTGTGGTTTAAACTCTTGCGAGTTGTATAAAGAATAAAATTTGTTATCATTAATATAATATATATTTGATATATGACTATAAAAAAATATTAATTTAACTTTTTCAGTTATATTGTCTGGTATAGATAAATTAAGTATTTTTTTTAAATTTTCGATTGAATCTTTCATTTCATCAATATTTAATTTAATTTTCATATATTCAGATATTGATTGTGTAAAAGTAGTTACTATGTTGTTATAATCTAAATCATTTATATTACAAAACTGTATCAATGTTTTATCTAATAATAATTCTTCCTTAATTAATGGTTTAGATAATATATTGTTACTCTCTTTATTAATATTATTAAGTGTTATATTTCCTTTTAAAATAAGTTTAAATAATAGTTCACATGTTTTATAATCATAAAATTTATCTTTTGAAAACTTTACCAAATTTTTATAATTTATTTTATTATTTAATATAAAATGATGTATTTTTTCATATATAAATTCATTTTTATAATTTATTTTATTATTTATTAAATCAAATTTTATAAATTTTATAATATAATCAAAAATATATGAGTAGGAATCAAGGTCAGAACCAATACTTTTATTTGGTGATACGATGGATGTTTCATCCATTAATAATAATCTATATATAAATATAACTTTATTCATAATATGATAATCTTTAGAATCATCCATAATTAAACTTAATGCGACTAATTTAAGATATACATTGTCGTAACCAATATTAATAATTGAATTGATTTGATTAAATTCTAATACTGAATTATTTTTATATAAATTATTAGTACCGGCGTCAATAATTTCTAAATTAATTTTAGCAGATTGAAAAACTTTATTGATATCTTTTTGTTTTAAATAAATAATGTTATTATTTTGATCTATAAATTGTGATGTATTAATATCTCTTTTAAGAATTCCTTCTAATGGATTTATAATATAAAAATGACCAGATATATCTAATAAATTCGAAGAACTAAATCCTGAATAATATGAAGGAAATAAATAATTAAAATATTCTGGTTTTAATTGAGTGTTTGAAGTATTAATAAAAATAATTTGATTATCTGGTTTAAAGTATTCGCGACCTATCTTATACTGATCATAAATAATTTTTCTATTAGGAGAAATGTTATTAATTTCATCTTTAGTAAGTTTCTGCATTGACATTAATTTATATAATATATCAGCATCAAATATTTCATTTTTTTTATTATCATCGTTCGTTAATAAATCCCTAAAACTATCACTAAAGTTTGTTATACTAATATTATATTCCGCTTTTATTTCTTCTCTTGAATTTTGTGGGTACATATGATATATAGTTCCACTTGAAACTCTTCCAACACGCCCCTTTCTTTGTATTCTACTTGCTTCTGTTATTTTTTGTGTTTGGGGTTCAGATTGTAATGTATCATAATTGTATTTTACAATTAATGCATAACCAATATCAATAATATATTTTAATGAAGATATAGTCAATGAAGCTTCTGCCGCATTTGTAGCAATTATACAAACACGTGTATAAGTACCAGGATTTACCTTTGTCGCATCTGCTTTGTCCAAAATTCCAGTAAATATATTTATAACATCGCCTCGATCAAATGTTATTTGTTTAATTTTTTCATTTGCATGTTTACTAAAGTCCTTATATATTTGATTTAGTTTACCATGATATGGTAATGCAATACAATTATTTGGAATTTGTTTGTTTAGTAACTCTACTAAATCTATTATTTTATTTTCTGTGGTTGAAAATAATAATATATCTCCAGATGATGTAGATTCAAAAATAGTTTGAACTCTTTCTATAGCTAATTTTTCATTATCATCATATGTATCTGGCGACGTATCTTCATAAAGTTCGTGAACTTCATGTTGTGTAGTCATCCCGGGCGGAGAAATATGATAACGCCTATCAATAAAATTTCTATCAGTTCCATTATTTAAATTAAACATATTAATTGGATAGGTTAAATTATCATCAATATATCTATAAAATTTACGGAAGATTGGTTCATCGTCTTCCATTGTTGCAGAAATAATCGATAATTTAATATCATTATTATAAAATAATGAATATCTAATAATAGTTAAAATAATATCCATATTTGCATTATGTTCATGAGCTTCGTCAATCATAATAATATCACATATATTTCTATTATTCATTTTATTTGTAGGATTTAATTTATTTTCTTTATTTGTTATTTGTTGTTCTTTTAACATTTGATTTCCATATAATAATTGCAACAATTTTCCATCTGTCATTATACGTAAGAAATAATTAGAATTAATATTAACATGATTATTAGATGAATATGCATATTGTACAGTGCCATTAAATGTTGGAATAGGATTTTTATAATGTTCTTCATAATTTTCAATTGGTATACCCATTGATTTGGATATACCTTTTGCATTTTCTACTACTGGATCGATTCTAGGTGCAGTACAAAATATTTTTCCATTATTTTTATATAATAAACTTTTAAGTCCGTATAAGTATAATTTAGGAACTTGTGTAGATTTGCCTTGTCCGGTAGAGCCAGTAATATACATAACTCTTTGATTAACAAATTTTAAATAAAAATCAATTTGTGATACCCAATCAACTGCATAAAATGTGAACCATTTATCTCCAGTAATTTCCATTTCGCTTAAATAATCAATATAATTATAATTTTTTTGTTTATTTTTATATTCAATTTGAATATCATCCATGTCTTTGTATTTTTTATTATTTGCATAATAATAAGCTTGTTTATATTCTTTTTTTTTATCAGGAGTTAATACATATTTTTTCATATTTTCAGCAAGTCTTTTATTTTTAATTTTATAATCGTTTGTTAATATAGCAGAATCACTAACTTGAGGATTGTATTCGAATTTACATATACATCCTTTTCTAATTAAATTTATAAATGTTAAATCAATTAGTTTACTTTTGATTTTATTATAAATAATTTCAGTATATTTTTTAATTTTGGAAGTGTCGTATTTTATTTTTTTCAATATATTTGATATATTGAACCAGTTTTGTGTATCACCTAATTGATTAAATCTTATTGTAGTTATATATTTATCTTCTACTGATAAACTATCCCATAGATTTGCATATAATAAATTTTCTTCATCATAATAACGACTATTATTTCTATAAGATTTAAATAATAAACTTTTTGCATAATTATAATAATTTTTTGGTGTTAAAATATAATTTTCAGTATCATTTAAATTTATTTTATCATAGCTAAATACCTTTAGTTGAATATTATAATCCGACGAATTAATTACTGCACTATCTTTAAATAACATATAATTATATGGTGTATTCTTTATTGAATTAATTTCTTCATATAAAAATTCATATATAAATTCTGCAGGTACATCTTTAATCGAATTAATATAATCTTCAATTGTTAGAATAACAATGCTATTACTATTTTTAAATATAATTTGACCATTGACAAATTCCAACAATTCTTCGTCTTCGTCGTCTTGAATATTATTTTGTAAATATTTATATAACTTGTCTTTCTTTAATTTGATAATACCTTTATAATGAAGTTCAAAATATGAAACGAATGATATGAATACTCCTTCTAAAATTGTATAATCATAACTTGATATTGAATTTTTATTGGAAACAGCATTTAAAAATAGAGCCCATTTAGTACTAAATGTACTTTGTAAACTATCATCTAATAAATACCATATTTTTTCATTGATGATAGAATCAATGTCGAATAAGTTATGCAATATTTGTATTATTAATTGAATCTTATTATCAATAGAAAATTCAAATAATAACCACTTATTTCTTTTAATACTGAGATAATAATCATTAATAATAGTATTATATACATCTTCTAAATTAATACCATTATATAATATACAACTTGACATAGAATTATTAATAAGTGTATTTATATTTAAAACACTTTCCCCTGTTACTTCATATATTTTAGGCCTATCGATTATATAATCCTTATTATTTAGATCAAGATATAGAGGGAAATTTAATAATATTTCATTATTTTCGGAATCAGTAAACATTATTTTCTGTATTTCTTCATTATATTTCCAACTTGATTTATAAAGTGTTGTATTTTTATATGTTTCGAGTGTAATAGGAAATGTATTTATCCAATTAATATAAAATTTATATCTAATTCTATTAAATATGTCTAAAATAAAATATGCCATGACTTTATAATATTCATATTCAATATTGGTATTTTCAGAGGGTGGAATTGTATTGTTTACACCAATATCTAATGTTTTAATATTATCTTCTTTAATATTTTTAATAGCAGTTATGTGATTATGGTCATATATATAATTGGAAAAATCAGTTTTTTTATTATTGGTAGATTCAATTGTATTTATAAAATTCTTCATATTATTTTGATTATAATTATTATTTTTATCATCAATATATGGTAAAAATAGATTAACTAATGCTATAAAATTTCTATCATTGTTCATGCTAATTTGTTTTAAAAATATATTTAAGTAATCAGTTGTATTTCCAATATGTAGATTTTTAGCCATAATATATAATATATAAACTAACATATCTATTAATAAGGTTGCTTCATCTTTATTATATTTTGGTAAATACTGGTTAAATTTAGTTTTACAATAATTAAATAATATACTTTTTTTAGTTTCTGGTATATCAATCATTAATAAATTAATATGTCTTGAATTTACAAAACTATATAACATTTATATTAATAAGATATATTAATTTATTACATATATTTTTATATCTTATTTAATATAAATGATAACATTGAAAGAATCACACTTTATATTAATATTATTATTAACTTCTTTAATCACATATATAATATTTTCAATTTTCCAAAGCTGTGATGTAAATTGTAAAGTTAATTTTTATAAATATGAAAATTATCATACTACGCAAAAAGAGAAGCAAATACTAAAAAAAAAAATACCGGATATAAATACTGTATTATTTAATACTGTAGAAACAGATAATACTACTTATGCCGGCGATAAGACATCTGCACATAGTGGAAGCATACAAGGTAGTGATATACATCAGTCAGATGAGGATATGTATATAAAAAAATTATTTAATATTAACACATAACAATATGTGTTTTTCCTGTAATAATTGCCTCTCCTGGTTTACTACCAAATGAAACATTCTTGCATGTAGTCCATGTAACATTTACTGTTTGTTTTGTATATTTACTATTTTCCTTACATAATACGGCAGCATATCTTATACAATCCTTCCAATTATTATGTGATTTTTTTAATTTACTTAACGATAATGATAATATAACATAAGGAGATGATAATTTATCTAAATGAAACCAAATCCAACTTTGCTTTGAAGATTTTAAAACATCCCAGTTATCATTCGCATTTTCACCAATAATATATTCAATACCTTCATTTTCTATATATTTCATTTAATATATTAAATAAACGATGCTTAAAATCATATTAATTTCATTCTAAACATGTTAAATATAAAATAATAGACCATTATATATGTTAAAACAAATAGGACAAGATAAAACAATTAGATTTTTAATATTCTTTTTCGTATTTTTATTTATTGCAATGATACTATTAAGTTTGAATGGTGATATATCTCATAATGAAAAGAAAAGATATAGAGAACCTCGATTTTAAATATCTATTTAGATATTTATAAATATATATTTATAATGAGTATAAATATATATTTTACAAATTTTACAGAAGAAGATTTTCTTTCAAAAACTGCAAAAATAAGAATGAAAAAATTAATTAAGGATTCAATTACATTAGACGATCAGTCAAAATTCGAAGAAATTAAAACAGATCTAATTATACGCTGTTTAAAAACTAATCCAGGTCAAGATATATCATTAAGTTATTCATTAGACGAAAATGATTTTAAATTAGTTCTATTAAGAGACGTTAAAAACATAGATGAACGAATTACGACAGATATGATACATGCATATGATAAAGCCAAAATTACATTTGGTATGAAAATTCCAAATCCAAATGAAATTATAAATGATATAGATAAATATGTAAATCAAATATTTCAATATATTTTAAATTTAAGTAAAAAATGTTCTACTAAAGAGAAGTTATTTGGACTTTTAGATAATGACTATATCAATTATGTTCAATTAGTTTGTGGTTTTCATTATAAAGAATATATCGATCAGTTTTTTCAAAAAATCAATGTTATGACGGATAATACATCTGATATACCCGAATTAATTAAATCAACACCACCGATAATAGTTCAAGAAAAAGATTTAAATCAAAAAACAGTAGAAGCTTTAAATGATTCAGAAGATGAAAATAGTACAATTCATTCAGATGATAATATAATTAATTCAGATGATTAGTATAAATGTAGATGATATATTTAAGTAATAATAATTAAAATACTTAAATATATATAATATAATAATATATAATGGTAAATTACCAATGCTATAGACGTGGTTACACCATATTAAATAAAACCAAAATAATAAAAAATGTACTACGTATTACGCCATGTACATGTAAAGAATATCAAAATATAATACGAACGAATATAATAGCAGAGATTACCGCAAAAAACAGTATTACGATACCATCAAATTATAATATTTTTAAAGGTCCATAAATACATATTGTTTTTTTGTAGATGATATATATTTAAGTAATAGTTACTAATATATTATTAATAATAATATATGAGTAAAATCATTTATGACCCTATTCATAAATATATGAAATTAGATTCCATATTATTAAAAATAATAGATACGATTGAATTTCAAAAATTAAAAAATATAAAACAACTTGGTTTATGTTATTATGTATTTCCTGGTGCATCTCATAATAGATTTGAACATAGTATAGGTGTTGCATATTTATCAGGATTATTAATTGAAACTCTACAAATAAATCAACCAGAATTAAATATAACTAATAGAACTATATTACTTGTTAAAATTGCAGGACTTGTACACGACATTGGTCATGCATGTTTTAGTCATTTTTATGATCATTTATTTTTAAAAGATAAAATACCAGATTCAAAATATAAGGAACATGAATATAGATCATGTCAATTATTTGAGTATATCGTTAATAAATATAAAATCGGATTAACATCGTCTGAGATTAATTTTGTCAAGCGTTTAATAGATCCATTGGAAGATGATACTACATATATATATCAAATAGTAGCGAATAAGTTAAATGGTTTGGATTGTGATAAATTTGATTATATAGCGAGAGATACATATAATATTGGTTTAAGTTATTCTTTTGATTCATCAAGATTGATAAAAGAGGCTCGTGTTATAGATAATATAATTTGTTTTCCGAAAAAATGTTATTTTGATATATCTGATTTATATTATACGAGGTATAAATTGCATAAACAGATATATACACATAATGCTGTTAGAAGTATTGAATATATGGTTTTCGATATAATTAAAGAATTAGATAAAGATATAAATTTCATTGAAAAGACCATAAATATGGATCAATTTCATTATTTAACTGATAATATATTAGATTTATCATATTTTTTTAATAATGAAAAAGCAATGGAGATATATAATAATATTAAATTAAGAAAATTGTATAAATTTGTTAATGAGGTACAGGAAGATAAATTTGATTTAGATGGTTTTCGTAAAAAAATAGATGATTTGGAATTAAATAATATAGTAATTATAGATAAAATTCGATTAAATTATAGCATGGATGAAAAGAATCCTCTAAAGTTTGTAGAATTATATGAAGATGTTGAAATTATAAATAAAGATAACTTGTCATTTTTATTTCCTCAAACATTCGAAGAAAAAATAATTAAATTTTATATAAAAGATAGAGTTATATACAATGATATATATAACTTAATAGAATTATTTATAAAATAATATATATTATATATTAATGCAAACATTAGTATTTGAAAGTATTTTAATTGGAACTATTACATCAATATTAGGTAATTTAATGATTAAGATGTTACTCAAATTTAATTCTGTTGAAAAAAATGATAGTTTAAAACTAGTAATAAATAGTTATAAAGATACATATATAATTCCAATTGCTTTATTTTTTACAGGTATATTGATACATGTTTTATTAGAGTATATTGGGTTGAATAAATGGTATTGTGAAAAAAAATGTATTAAAGATAAATGTAAACTTGTTTGTGAAAAAGTATTATATTAATTTATATTCATGTATAAATTACCATCGGTTGTTTGAAATACTTTTCGTTTGTCTAGTGCATTTGTAATAATATTATAATTTCCATAACCATCTTGACTATTTGCAATAGTATATTTTTTTAAATATTCATTACTAACATTTTTTGAATCAATCGCTTGGTTAAAAAGATGTTCATTTAAAAATAACACGTTTTTATCTGATCTTATTGTTTCAACTGGGTCATTACGTCTATTATATCTTATAATAAATGATATTATATAATAAAATAATACAATAATTAATAAAATAATAATGACTCCGATAGTATTTTTGAGTAATACATCTGGTGGCATTCTTTTAATTTCATCTTCAGGATCTGATATCTCTTTCATATATATATAATGTAAAAAATAATTAGTGATAAATGGTATATATAATTGGATATATGAAATATCTAATTATAAGATATAATAAAATAATATTTATACTAGTAGTAATAAATCCAAATGTATATTTCTTTAGGTTTTTTTGATTTAGTTCTCGCTGTGTTGGTTCTAAATCTATAACTTCTGCCATATATAATTAAAATAAAATTATTATTTTAATTATTATTTTGATACTATATTCGAATGATTATTTGGTGTAATAGTTGGAATAGTTGGAATAGTTGGAATAGTTGGTATAATACATGTATTGGAATGTACTTTATTTGAAATATTTAGTTTATTTATATAATCTAATTTATTATTTTTAATTAAATCATTACATGGTTTAGATTTATATTTATTATATCTAAAATTATTGAATATTGAAAATATATAATTCATTGTATATTTGATAATATTTTAAATATTTATATGTCGCATTTAATATGCTCATTTTTTTTATGAACATTACCAAAATAATTTAATTTACAGTCAATTGCCGATTCCTTGAGTGCTAATTCAAATTTTGATATAATTTTACTTTTATTATATGCCATATTGAGAATATATTTATCTATTGTCATTTCATCATCTGGATGATCAGATATGTATAAATATATATCGACATAATTATATTTTTTAGGTAAATCTTTATGTGAACAAAAACGAACAGCTCGCCCAATTACTTGATTTAAACGAGACCAATTCCAATATGGTTCTAATATATGTACTTCAGATACTCTCAATAATGATATACCTTCTTTGATAGCCGGTGATCCTAAAATAATATGAAGTTTACTACCATCTGCATTATCCATTTGGTTATATACATTTTTAATTTCTTCCTTCATTTCATGTTTTTCATCTCCAGTTAATAAAGCAAATCTTTTTACTCCTTCGCCGAAATCTTTATAATTTTTAAATTTATGATATTCCAGTACTTTAATAAAGGACTTTAGTCCTCCATATTCTTTAAAATTTGAATATATAAAAACAGGTCCTTCGGATTTTTTAATTTGTTTTAATATTTTATAAAATTTAATTGAATATTTTTTTAAATTTGACATTAATAACTTATCATTATCTAATAAATTATAACCATCTTTATTTATTCCTTTTTTTGGAAATGCAATATTTGAAATAATTCTAGAACCTATAAAGAAATTATTAGGTAAAGTTAGGATATCACCTGTTCGGAAAGGGCCTTCATCTGTTGCAACTGTTTTATATGATTTGTATTGATAATCACTCATAGTACATTTAATAATATTTATATTTGCTTTTGGAAATGCAACGGGTGGTGCTCCTCTATAATATGATACATATCCTTTTGCTAAATCTTTAAATTTATCTAAATTAATTGGTTTATATTTAATTTCTCCTGATTTTAACTTTTTAGTTTCCAAAAACATATCATTAAATTTTACACCAATTGGAAATTCTTTTGATAGTTTAAGTAAATTTAAAGTTAGACCTATTTCCAATGGTTTATCAAAAATAGGCGTACCACTGAGTAATACAATTCTTAAATCATTAGGTGCTTTGCGAATTGCTTCATATATCGTTTTATAAAAGGTACCATGTTCTGATACAACATTTTGGACTTCGTCTATTATTAATATTGTATTATCTAACTTTATACGTTTTTTTTGTAGTTTTTCAACAAATTTATTATAACTTAATATAGTATAATATTTATCTATTTTTTTATTAACTTTTTTTATCATTTCAGAATATTTAACCGATATAGGACTTAATTCATTTAAAACATTTCTATCATCTGGTTTTAAGTATTCTTCGCCAGCACATTCACTATGCAATTCTTTATAAAAATTACCCATCAATGATGCAGGAGTTACAACTAATACATTTTTAGTTTTTTTAAAATTTTCTGCTATTGAAATAGCAGCACATGTTTTTCCTGCACCAATCTGATGAAAAAGTAATAGTCCTTTATATGGCGTATCTGTATTCATAAATTCTTTAACAAATTGTTGCGGTATTTGTAATTTAAACTTTGGTGGATAACAAATATCATCCAAGGTTAAATCTTTATCTTTAATTTCATAAGGTTTAAACATTTTTCTAATTTTTTTATAAAAATCATCACTATTAATCTTAGGATATTTAGTCATCTTATAACTATTTAGATAATTAATATACATATAAAGATTTATTTAATTATATATTAATTTTTAATCCATAATGATCTGACATTATAAATTCCTTCTCTAAATCAAAACTTTTTACTTCTATATTTTTAGTATAAGTTCTGTCAATTCTACTCCTAATTTTATTATTTAAAAAAGGATTTTCTACTCCATCATATGTATACTTATTCTCTTTTGTATTATCTAATTTCAAATAGGCATCTTCAAAATCTCGTAAATTTAATTGAAGATCATTTTTTGGTGTTAAATTCGTATCTCCAATTAAAAATACTTTATCATTAATTGATAATAATTCGATAGAATCGTTAAATTGATCTACCTTTGTATTTTGTAATTTGCCAAATTCAGATTCTAGATGTGTTGTAACAAAAGTGATATCATTTACATCTGCTTTGAGTAATCCACGTCGCATTCGTGTATTTTTAAATTTGAGAATCTCTCTATTTTTTAATTCATATTTTGATATTATACATGTACCGTAAAAATCATCTTCTAAATCGGTATGTATATGTGGATATTTTTCTTGTAGTGTTTGATATATGTAAGCTAATACACATGGTATTACTTCTTGTAAAAATATAATATCATAATCATTTTCTAATAAATATTTTGTTAATATTTGAGTTCTTTCATGTCTTAAATAATCACTAAACCATACATTCAAAGAAAATAGCTTCATTCTATTGTATATTATAATAGACTTGTATACAATAAAATGGATATTCAATTTTGCAATATTCGTAAAAAAATGAAAAATCAATATTCTACTCCATGATATATATTTTTAATTAAGTAATATGATCGAACTACTCTCGTTTATAAGCATAATAGTGCATATATCTACTATATATTGTATTTATATTTTATATAATACATATATTGAGTTAATAGCAGTATTTACGTCGGAAAAGAAAGGTTTTATTAAACTTGTAAATAAAACAAATATGAAACTAAAAGAAGACTTTGAAACATTAAATCAAAAGTTAAAAGCATTGCAAATGAACTTAGATAAATCAGTGAATGATACAAATGATAGAACCAAAGAGATATCTAATAAATTAATAACATTTTCAAAAAAAAATAAAGAACTCGAAACATCAATAGATGTTTTGAAAGTTTCTAATTTTGATTTGAATATTAATATTGATTATTTAAAAGAAAATAATATAGTCGAACTAATAGATTTATTAAAAGAAAATAAATTACCTGAAATGATAAACAGATTATCTAATAATATATTACAGAATCTTATGTCTTTAAAAGATACAAGATTTGATGAAATATCAGATAAAATCAATTATAATTTTGTAACATATAAAACATTAACAGATGCAAGATTTGTTGAAATATCAGATAAAATAAAAGAAAATTTTGTAACAACTAAAACATTAACAGATGAAAGGTGCGATGAATTATCAGGTAAATTCAACGAAATGTTTGTAACAACGAAAACATTATCAGATAAAATGTTATGTAATATTAATTTTATAAATTCAAGTATTATAGAAAATAATAAGTTAATTTTTGCTAATATGCAAACCGAAAGTAAGAAAACAAATAGTAAAATTGCTAACATAAAATATAGATTAAACTATTTACATAAAGATGTAGAAACTTATTTGGATAAAACGCATATGCTAGTAGGGTTTCAACCTGGAAGTGGAATGCCAATATTTGTTTTAAGAAAAAATGAATACGGTCAAGTACCAATGCGCCAAGAAGTAAGCGATTATTGGAATTCTCACACACGTGCAAATCAAATGATTATATACCAATATCCGATTGAACAAGTATCTCCGGATCTAATTGAACAAGTATCTCCGGATCTAATTGAACAAGTATTGGTTAATTAATGCTTTGCATGAATAAATATATTAATAAATTTTTCTTAATATATTTAAAGTTTATTTAATAAATTTTTAACTATTAACTCGTCTTCTGGATTAGTTAATCCTATTATTTTATTTTGAATTTCAAAAAATTTCATATCCATTTTCTTTTCTTCTATTAATTGATTTAAATTATCTGGTAATAAACATTCTGTTTTTGGATCTTCACTATTATCTTTTTTAAATTGTAACAATATTTCATTCAATAATAATAATACATCATATTGTAATCCAATAAAATTTACATTTGCTAAATCATTCATTAATTCTGGATTATTTAATTTAGATATTTTTAACATCTCTTTCATACCACATACTTTATCATCATCCACCATTATAATTCCTCTATTAACATCCCCTTCTTCTGGCATAGTATTAATAACTGGTAACCCACCAATTATATTTATATTTAATTCTTTCATCATATTATAACCAGTTTCAAATGTTGTTTCACCATATATATCATCACCGTTTAATAGTATAAATGAATCATCTATTTTACCTATTAAACTACAAATTGCATCTGTTGTGCCCCATGGTCTAGTTCTAAATGTTCTATCATATGTTTGTTCTACGTATAATACATCTCTGTCTTTATATTTGTCTTTAAAAATATCTCGAAATAAAGATTCTGTTTTAGAATTAGTAATGAAGATTAATTTACTAAAGTTTTGTTTAAGAGCTTGATTTACTGAATATTCTATTAATGTTTCATTATTTGGCCCTACTTTTGCCAATTGTTTTGGTCTTCCACCGAAACGAGAGGACATACCTGCAACCATATAAACTATTGCTACCATATATATTAAAAGATATATTAATATATTAGTTATTTATTATTATTTTTAGATCCTTTATTGAACTCATATAATTTAATAAAATGTTGTAAATGTTTTTTTTCTAAACATAAATCATCAATACAAAAATCTTGTATTGAATCTGGTAAAGTTCCAGATGGACCATTAATACCAGCAGGGCCATCTGGACCTGCTAATCCAGGAGGCCCACTAGGGCCTGGTGGACCCTCTATTCCGGAAGGTCCCTGTATACCCGGAATACAATCTTCAGAACTAGAATCAATATCGAGTCCTTCTATTAAAGGTTTTTTATTTTTTACATAATTTCCATCAATTGTATAAAAACTCATATATATAATATATAATATATATAATTATTTTGTATATTTTTAATTTATTAAGTCTCTCTAAATTATTGTATCTGGTACAATAATTTGTATATTACTATTATCTGGTACAGCAGTATCTGGTACAGCAGTATCTGGTACAATAGAATTTTTTGTTGTATAATTTTTACTAAAATCATACATATTTATGAAATATTTTAATTGGTCATCATTTAAACATACTCCATCAATACATAGTTGACTTGCAGCAGTTCCAGGAGGTCCTTCGGGACCGAAAGGTCCCTGCAATCCTTGAGGACCCGTATAACCCATATTTCCTTGAGGGCCTGAAGGACCTGATGGACCTTGTGGACCTTGGGGACAACTTGGATCGAATCCTTCTAAAGAATTTTTATTTGATAAATTATAAATATCTATAAAATATTGTATATGATCTCTATCTAAACATATATTATTACTACCTGTCATACAATATCGACTACCTTGAGGGCCCTCTGGGCCTCTTATACCTTGTATACCTTCAGGTCCTGGATTTCCCATAGGACCTTCGGGACCTGGGGGTCCTTGAGACCCCTGTATACCAGGTGGGCCAAAGCGTACCATAAAATAATCATGTATAGATGATGGATTTTTACCATTATCTTTAAGATTATGATATAAGTGTTTTAATACTTCAATAACTAATTGTTTTTTATTATCATTATTATTTACATAGTTTCCTATTTTAGTATATAAATTAGGATAATTAATTTTATTATCTGGTACTGTATCATGTATTGTTGGGTTTAGAGCCTTAATTCGATCTTCTTCTATAGCAGCATCAGTTAGACCTATCATGATGCGATTATCAACATTATTCGTGTAGACTCCATCGTTGGGATCTTCAACTCTATCTTTAATTATTTTAATAGCTTCTATTGCATCTTCACGTATAATACCAAAATTATTTACTAACCTATCTGCTGCTAAAAGTATTATTTCTTGTTCTATTGCAGACCCGGATACTGCGGGATAAAGAGATTTACCATAACTAATTATTTCTGTACTATTGTTTATATAATTATTGGTATTGGTATAATCACATTCTTCACGTCGTCCGGACATTGTTTTACTACATTGTTTATAATCTTTAATTTGAGATATTTTAATTTCTTTTGATGTATCTAAATCTAGTGTAATATTATCACGTGATGTAAATATAAAAGCATCCTCCGTTTCACTAAAGTCAAATTCATACCAAACTGTATTACTCAATTTTTGTATTTCATCATCAACTTTTAATATTAATCGTAATTTTCTATCTCTACTACTATTTTTAATATTATCTAAAGTATCTTCTAATGGTAAATTTATAAATTTAATTTCTGTTTTAGAATTATTTATAGTAATGTTTACATTAGATGCATTATTACTTATAATAACGGGCGTATAGCTAAACCCTTTTTTATAATTTCTTCCACTACCAGTATCAAATCCTTCTATTAAGGATTTTTTAATAAATCTTCCGTCAATTGTATAACTCATATATATTAAATTATATATTTATTTTAGTAATAAAGATAAAGCAATTGCATGGATAAAGATAAAGCAATTGCATGGATAAATATAATGGTTTATTAAATATAAACCATTATATTTATCCATATAAACGTAAAAATCTATAAATTTTGTAATCACTTAATTTAAGATCATATATAAAAAATGGATAATCTGTATCATTAATATTTAAATTGAATTTGAATACTTTTTCAATTCCTATTACATCTCCAAATGTATGTGTTTTTATAAAACTGGAGAACTGTTCAATACTTTCACTTTTTGTATATGTTGTTTGATCAATAAAAATATTAGTTTCTTGTTCTTTATATTGAATAATATCGATATTATTTTTAATAATATCTGTATTATTTTTATTAGTTTCGTTTTCATAATATATATAATTTTCAAAATCTGGTTTTGTGAATAAAGCATGTAAGAAATTTTTAGCAAATGTTAGTACATCCGCTGTATCATAGGTATTTGGAGCAATATTATTATTATTAATAGATATTTCAAATGGTATATTATATAATAGTGCATTATTCAGTGAAAGTTTTTGTGTATCTGATAAATTTATCATCATATATCTATAAGTTTGATTATTATCTATTTCCATATCGATTAAATACAACTCAAAGGACCCATATATATCAAATTTACTAATAAACCCTTCTATAATCTTAGTTGTTTTGTAGATACCTTGTACTGAATAATTATCCCCGAATCCTTCAATTACATTTGGTTGAAAATTTACCATTATAGAAAAAGCGGAGTTTACTTTTGTAATATTAGGTATATTAATAATATTATTATTAGTTAATAATATTTTAATTTGTTGAACTTTGTCATAATCTGCATATTCATTTAATTTAGTTCCTAAATCTTCTTTATAAATATATTTTGTATCTAAATTTTTATTTCCTTCTAATAATTTTATAATATCCTGTACATCACTATATAATATATATTTTTTAATTGCATTTATATTATATCTTTCTAATTTTTCTAAATATTCATCTAATATAATAAGTAAATTATTAACTGTCATTTGTTTAGTAATTATATATGGTTCACTGATTTTACTCGATACTTTCTTTTGTTGATCTTTTATTTCAGAACATACAGGACAAGGACGAGATATAGGACATTGGAATTTATCACATATTGCACATGAATCACATTGTTTTGGGGGTATCTGGTCTGGGCATTTTAATTTTGGCTTTTCCTCTTGTATATTTCTTTCATTTGATAAACATAATGCACCTAAACATAAATCTAAATGTTCTATAATTTGATTTGTTTTAAATGATGTTCCATCCGATTTATAAATATAAGACATATATATATTATATTTATTTTAATTTATTGAATGATTTATTAAATTTAAAGTATGTATCTCTACATTCATTCATAGGATCGTCTAATGTTTTATTTTTTGTAATATGATCAAACGATTCTCCATTTAATTGTCTTAATATAAAATTTAATGAATAAACACCACATTCTGAATTTTTATATTGATGTCTACTATGATTATAATCAACATTAATTTTATTTTCTATTTTATTTTTTTTATTAACTTTCATATACGAGTCCGAACAATCTAATTCACTACACGTATCATTGCAGAATTCTTTATTATAACACCATTTACTTATTTTTTTAACGAGATCTCTAACACGGCTTTCTGGTCTTTCACCATATGAATCGAAATAATTAATAATGTTTTTATCTAAATCGGCATATAAAGAAACCCAATGAGACCCGCTTTGCCAATGTTCATCTAAATTAAATACAATGCCTATTTTTTTTATACCTGATTCATATTCTTTAGTAAAATCTAAATCTTTAATTCCTAAAAATGGTAATTTATTAAAATCCATTGGGACGGCACCTAAAAATTTAAAATCTGTATATTTTTTTTCATATTGCTCCATGACATCATTTATATGGTTTGTACTAAGCCATTCAAACTTCCCTGTTGGTCCATTTGGACGAAATGAATGTTTTAATATATCTTTATCCTTCATATGTTTTACAAAATTCTGTTTTAACCAGCAAATTTGATTATCACATATACCTTCTAATCGAGTTGTTAATGCATATAGTAAATGTTTTTTTTCATCTTTAATTTCTATCTTATCGCTTTTTATCTCTCCCTTTTCAACAAATTTATTAAATGAAATTGCCATTTTTTTTAAATCTTCTAATGTAAAACAACTCCCTTCGCTATAGTTTTTATTTGGAGCACACTTATTATCCTGATTACTCATTTATATTAGTATATATTTTATTTATTTAGTGTATAAAATAAAATTACCCTCTTTTACTTCTCCAATTTTAATAACATCCTTGTCATAAATAGTCCCCCCTTCTTTATTTTCTATAAAACATGTTTTTCCATCTACTTCTATTTTTTCTAAAACATTTGTTTCATCTTCTAATTCAATTAAATTATTTTTAATTTCTGCTGATTCTGAATCAGATCCATCTTCAATTAATTGATTTTTCTTGCTGTTTTTCTTAAAGTTTTTCATATAATTTTTAATATAATTTTTAATATATTTTTCATGCAATTCATTATAATCTAATTTATGTTCTGTTGAAATTTTAAGTAATAGCTCTTCTTGGCATTTTACTATATCAACAAGATAAGCTTTTTTAAAACTTTCTATTTTTTCATCAAACTCCTTATTATGTGAAATTCTTAATTTCTCTAATCCTGCTAAATTAATATCAAGCTTCATTTTATTATATATTAATGATACTAACGCTTGAAATAAATTTTGCAATTTTTTTAAGCCTAATCTATGCCAATTCTTTATATATATTGAAGAATCTCTTATATGTGTAATTATATAATATTTTCTGATTAAAGAAATTTTCTAAAACTGATTTAAATATTATTTATTATTATTATTAAATGAGTTTAATTTTTAATAATAATGAATATAATAATATTTTAGAAAACATAAATAAAAATAAAGACAATAATAAAGATAATGAATGTGCAATATGTAGAGATCCATTATTAGTTGATACAATTGATTTAAATTGTAAACATAGATATCATACAGAATGTTTACTTAATTCATATGTAAAGTATGAAAGTAAAAAATGTCCTCTATGTAACGATCATTTTTTAATAGATACATATAAATCAACGTGTATTAAAACAATGAAAGATAATAAAATATGTAATAAGTTATGTTATAATAATGAACATCTTTGTAAAATACATATTAAAACATATCTAAAAGAGTTAGAAAAAAATAGTAATAAAACGGATAAAACTAAAAATAATAAAGTGCAAAAATTAATTAAGTCTAAGAAATTAAAGTTAGAAAAATTAAATAAACAAGTGAATGATATGCAGTCAGAAATTACATTGTTAGAGCGAAGTTTAATAGATATCTAATAAATATTGAAATTGTTAATTTAAAGAGATAGAAATTAATAGTTTTAAATGAATGAAGAAATACAATTAGAATTTCTCAAAGATCTATTAAAAGATATATGTAGCAATAATGACATATTATATGAAGACATATCCTCTATAAAAGATCATGTTATATTAACAATGGATATGGTTTTTGATAATATAAATATGGAAATAGTAAATTATAATTTAATGAAACTATTAAAATTTTCATATGAATATAATAATGATTACTCTGGTAAAGTTATTTATAATAGAGAGAATGTAATAGTCCCAGATAGTTTTAAAGATATTGTAAACCATGTAGATTTTATTGCAAATATACCTCAACCTGAACAAAGAACACAAGAGTGGTTTGATATGCGAAAAAGTATGATTACGGCAAGTTGTGCTGCGCAAGCTATTGGCGAGAACCCGTATTCTGGTCAAAAACCAGATGATTTAATTTTAGATAAACTCAATCTAGGGCCACCATTTTTAGATAATAAATTTGTGCACCATGGTAAAAAATATGAAGAAATTGCAACAAAAATATATGAACACACATATGATATAAATATAGAAGAATATGGATTAGTACCACATATTGCCCAACCACTGGTGCCATTTCTTGGTGCAAGTCCAGATGGTATAGCAAGTAAGTTTTCTCTGTCAAATAATTTTTCTCCAATGATAGGTAGAATGTTAGAAATCAAATGCCCGTATGTTAGAAAAATAAATACAAAGGGTGATATTGATGGTGAAATATGCCCACATTATTATCATTGTCAAGTTCAACAGCAATTGGAATGTTGTGATTTAGATTATTGTGATTTTTGGCAATGCACATTAAAAGAATTCTTTTCTAAAGAAGAAATGTTACAAGATGATTCAGATACTAATTATAGAGAAGAACAAGATGAAATATTAAATGTACCTGATAATTGCAAACAGGGATGTATAATTCAGTTGTTTCCAAAAAATAAAATTAATAGATTTTGTTTATTTGATTCAAAATATATATATCCAGATAATATTGATATGTCAGTATATGAGTATGATCAATGGCTTCTAGATGAAATAACCCATCTTAAAGAAAGACATCCTGTATTAATGAAAGATTATGTTTTTGATAGTGTTTTGTGGTGGAAATTGACCGTCTGTCATAATGCCAAGATTAAAAGAGATAAAGAATGGTTTAATTCGAAACTACCATTATTTAAAACACTATGGGATAGAATTGTATTATGTCGAAGTAGCAATCAAGAACTAGAAAAGTTTGTTAAAGAATATAACGATAAACATAAAAGAAAGAAAGATGTTGTAATTAATACTGAAAAATCAGAGTTGCTTTTTGTTGATTCTGAAACAAGCGACGATATAGAAAGTACAAAAAAAGAAAGTACAAAAAAGAAAGTTAATAAAAAAGAAGAGAAGAAATCGGTATTATTTCCTGATTCAGATTCAGATTCAGATTAATATATTTTATTCATAATTATATTGTTTATTATTTATATTATAACTCAATCTACTTATTCCGATAATATCACTTTTAAATGAATCATAGTTAACTATTTTTGCCGAATTTAATTTATCATTATTAAAATCTTCTAATAATAAATTTTTTATATTATTAGTATTTTCATTATTGCAAATGAAATATCTACTAATAAACTCTTTTAATTTAATTTCTTTTTGTATTTTTGTTAGTTTATTCCATGGTTTTCTGAATATATACTCATCTATTTTTGCTAATCGTTGATCTATATCAGACTCAAAAATATTTAAATCTTTTGGTTTTTTATCAATATTATTAAAATAAATAACTAAATCATTAATTTTATTTAAATAAAATTGATCTGTACAATCTTCTTTTGTAAATTCAAGAAACTTTAATCTATTTGATTTTATAATATTATCAATTATTTGAGTATCTTGATCCATTTTAATAAAAATATATCTAATGGTTTAAGTATTTACAATTTCAATTTATCGACTATTTATATCGAGAAATATTGAAGCTTTCGGGAATGTATCGGAGTTTCACATCCGTGAAGGTATAAAAAAAATTGAAAATATAATATTCTATTGATATATATATTATTTTTCATTACTACGTCATGGCAAACACACGTAGTTCCGGGCTTGTCCCACCCACTGAAGAAGTACACATTACTGCCCTGATTGATACATCCGGTTCTATGTGTGATCTAAAACATGCACTTGAAGAAGGTATTGGAGTATTCTGCCAAACTCAGAATGAAGATGCGAATAAGGAAAATCGCACTGATACTACTCATTTCACATTAGTATTTTTTAACACTAATTCTAGTATAGTATATCAAGGTCTATTGAAAGACCTTGATATTAAAAGCATTGTTGTTACTCCTCACGGAATGACTAGACTTTATGACACAGTAACAGATTCTGCATTGGATTTAATTCGCAAAAAAACCAAATCCACACGCGATGTTTCTTTGCCAAAGAAATGCATGCTTGTTATTATGACAGATGGTCATAATACATCTGGAACACCAACTCCTGATAAGATGAAAGAGACCATCGTAGAAGCACGTAGACATGGTGTAATATGTACTTTTATTGCCGCAAATCAAGATGCGCAGGATGTTGGAGATGATTTTGGATTTGGTCGCGATGGTTCGTTGACTTTCAGCCCAGATCCACGTACAACAGTGAATGCATTACGTGCTGCAAGTAGTGGGGCATCTCGTGCTTTAAGTCAAGGACATGCTCCTACATATACTCCACTTGAAAGACAATCATCTCAAGCATGTTCTCCCCCCCACAAAAGACGTCAAGATGGAATTCCCGATGATTTCATAGGATTCATTAATCCGGCGGATTTAGATTCGGATTACACTGATACATTTGGACCGGGAAATGTTGGATTTGGAAGGAAACGTACCAAATTAACAAGATCTTAAGAACTTGTTCTTTTTTAACCATTTGGTTAAATTCATTTATTAAACATTGATTGCATAAGTAAAATTATATTTTTGCATAATAATTACCACTTGGATATCTACAAGATGGGCATTTATATGAATTATTTTTTAACCAATCAGTTATTTCTTCTTCTAAAAAAACATGATTGCATGGTAATACCATAATCTCATTATCATCTTCTAAAGTTTCTAATGTGATCATACATTTTATATTTTTATATTTTAATTCATTATCAAGTTCTAAATATTTACATCTTCTTAATTTATTAAAACTTTCATTTGTTATAACGACTGGAATATCAACATTCTCACTTGGTGGAACATTAAATCTATTAAATAGATTATCTGTTGCTTCAATATCATTTAAATTCATATCTAAACTATTTGATAATGATAACATCGAATTAAACATTGTATTATATGTTGGAGTTATATTCGTCACAGGCTGTGTTCCTGAAAATAATGTTCGTATATATTCATATGATGGATTATTTAATTCGTCATTCGTTGGAATAAAAAAAAATGATTGGGATAATTGTGCATTTGTATATGGGATTTCTGGTGCATTTATATATGGGATTTCTGGTGCATTATTATCATTATTATCATTATTATCAGATGACAATGATTCTAAATCATCGGTATCATCTGTATATATGTCATCATCGTTTTCATCGTCGTATTCATCCTCGTCATCGTATTCATCTTCATCATCCGAATCCAAAATAGAATTATTTGGATGTTGTTGATTATTATTTGTATGTTGTTGATTATTATTTGTATGTTGTTGATTTAGTAGTAAAGTATTTATTGAACTATTTATATTTGCATTTGGACTTGTAATTAAATTAATTATATTAATATTGATTCCTTCTATAGGGTATAAACAATAATATGTCATTAAGATGGTTCTAATACTAGAATATGACATATTATCAGCTTGATGTAAAATATTTCGAACAGCAAGTAATATTCTATATATATTACTTGTTTCATTTTCTAGTTCTAATCTTATTGCAGTTATTCTGTCAATTAAATTATAATCAGTCATTTTATATATATATTTATCTATTTATTATATATTATGATTTATAACTATTTAAATTTAGCTGATTCACATAAAGTATTTATAGAATGTATATTAATAATTTTTGTATCAATATTCTTATTCAATAAGTTAAATATTTCTATGAAGGGAATATTGGGATTCTTTATAGGTATTATTTTTGCTTGGTTTTATTATGATAAGATTGTATCTATAAAACAAAGCAAAAATAATAATATAGAGGAAATAAAGAAGGAAATATATATACTAAAACCTTTAAATAATGAAAATGAATTAATTTTATTTTATTATAATAACAAAACTTTAATTAATTATGATGTAATTAATTTTTATGAGTCAGTAAATAATGCAATTGCATTTATTGAAGTTTATAATAGAATAATGATGGATACTCAATTAGCATATTATCAATACGATATATTAGAAAAACATATGATTCTATGTCTAGAACATTATAGTAAAATTGAATTCAGTATATCAAATCAAAAAGATATTAATAAATACTTAAAATATAATCTTGATAATCTTAATAAGATTCTTAGTAAATATATGAATAAAGTAATATTGCACTTAAGTAAAAACACCACTACAGATATATTTACTAAGAAGCAACCTCTAAATCCTAAAGTGAAAGAGTATAATAAATATGATAATATTATTTAAAAATAACAGCATATGATATTATAATGGATTATAAAATAGTATATCAAATTTGCAGATTTCCTCAAAATAATAGTAAAGGACGATATAGTGTGAGAAAATTAATCTTTTCTAAAACTACATTAGTAAAATGCGAATATTATCAATATGGGGAAAGAAATTTAAATAAATTAAATAAAGAAATCACAAAGATGAAATATCAATATCAATATATTGATAATTTGAACTTTGATGATATTAATATTCCAAAATGTGAGATATCATAAAAATTACATTATCAATGTAATTTTTATGATATCAATCTAAATATCACGAATAGATGTTTTCGGATTATTTACTAAATTTTGATTATTTGGCATTTTTACATTTTTTAATTCTTCTAAATGTTCTATTTGCTTCTCCAGTTCTTTCACTTTCATATTTTGATCATTTGTTTGTGTTTCGTGAGGTAAATATTTGAAACTATAATCATTTGGTATATTAATATTAATATCATTTTTTTGTGTATTACTTGGATAGAAGAATATAAATGATATTAAATACAATACACCACTTGCCAATAAAAGGAATATACCAATATAAAATAATCTATTATTTTTTGTAAATAAATCAATAAAATCTTGCAATGTTTCATAATCAAAACTTATTATTTCATAAACTAAATCTAAAATTTCATTTTTTGTATTTGAAAATATATCTGCAATATTTAATTCTGTTATTTTTTTCTCTTTTTCTTCAGTAGATTCTAAACTTTTAATATAATTCTCATCTTCTAACTCTTTCTTCTTTTTTTTGTCTTGTTGTAATTTATCAAAACTAAGATTAAATTTATTTATATCAAATTCATTATTATCATAATAATCATCCATTTATAAATACTTTAGAAAAAAGAATAATAAAATAATTCTTTTTTTAATTTAATAATTTAAAAAATCTGTATAATTTTTAAGTGCATCCACAAGAGTTTCTCTTAAAGCTGCCTCAGTATTGACATCAATAACATTTACTGTTCTAGTTACTTCGGCTGCTGTATTGCCGGATGAATCCGAAACATTGTAAGTTACTGTATAATTACCCATTACCGCAATATTTACATTATTTACTACTACTATATCGGCACTAATATCGGCACCATCATTATCAGATGCAGTTGCCCCCGCATCTGTATATGTTGTATTTATATTATGATTAATATTTGCACTACCATTTAATGTGATTACTGGTGCAACGGTGTCAATAACTTTTACTGTTCTAGTTACTTCGGCTGCTGTATTGCCGGATGAATCCGAAACATTGTAAGTTACTGTATAT